GCACTCGGGTCCACCCACAGTTCCAGATCGGGGTCGTCGGGCAGCGACGGCTGGATGATGACCTCATCCTTGCCGTCCCCACCACCGGTCACGGTGGGGACGAACAGCAGCCCGTCACCACCGAGCACCGCCATGTTGTCCGGGTCGGTGGACACCGCCGTCGGCCCGGGAACGCCCTGTGTTCCCTGCACACCCTGCTGGCCCTGCACACCCTGCGGGCCCTGTGGCCCGGTCGGCCCGGTGGCCCCGGTCAGCCCGGTCGCACCCGTGGGGCCGGTGGCCCCGGTCAGCCCCGTCGGCCCTGTCCGCCCAGTCGGGCCGGTGGCACCAACCGCTCCCGCCGCACCCGTGGGGCCGGTCACGCCTGCGGCCCCCGTTGGCCCAGCCGCACCCTGCGGGCCAGAGGCGCCGGTCGGACCTGTGGCGCCAGCCGCCCCCGACGCACCTGTCGGGCCAGTCGCGCCAACCGTCCCGGCGGCACCGGTCGGGCCGGACGGGCCACGGATCAGCCCGGCGTCGCTCCACGCGCTCCCGGTCCACACCCACAGGTGGCCGGTGTCGTTCGTGATGTACCCATCGCCTGCCGTGTTCCCAGTCGGCGGCAGGTTCGCCGACGACGCGACCGAACCCTTGATGCTGACCGACGTACCCGCCGCACCCGTCGCACCGGTCGGCCCCGTCGGACCCCCCGACCCTGTGGGGCCGGACACCCCCGTCGGCCCCGTGGACCCGGTGGGTCCGATCAAGCCCTGCGGCCCGGTCGGACCAGAGGCACCCGTCGGGCCGGACGCACCGGTCGGGCCAGCGTTGCCCTGCACACCCTGCGCACCGGTCGGGCCGGACGCGCCGGTCGGACCCTGCACCCCAGTCGGACCAGCGACACCGGCGGCACCGGTCGGACCCTGAGCCCCCGACGGACCGGTCGGGCCGAGCACACCCTGCTGGCCCTGCACACCCTGCACACCCTGCGGCCCCGTTGGGCCGTCGAGTCCCCGGTCGCCCCGGTCACCCTTGTCACCCTTCGGGCCGACCGGACCCTGCCAGCCCTGCAACCCCTGCTGCCCCGTCGGACCCGTGGGCCCCAACGGCCCCGCCTCACCCGTCGGACCCGTCGGACCACCGAACGGACCCGTCGGACCGACCGGGCCACACGGACCAGTCGGACCCGTCGGGCCGAGGTCGCCCTTCGCCCCATCCGGGCCGATCGGCCCGGGAGGACCAGCGGTGAACGCCGGGCTGTAGCAGTCCTCAACCGACGCCGGGCGCGGGATGTTGCCGGGGTTCCTGCTCGTCATGGTTCCTCCTGACGCTCATGGTAGGGGGGCGACGACGGCTACGGGGCCGGTTCCCACGCGCGCGTCACGGGGTCTTGCTCGTACACCGCGCCCTCATCGAGGACGAACACCGTGGTGCCGGGCTCCAGATCAGGAATCTCGTCCCGCGTGCGGACCGCGAGAGCACCGAGCAGCGCCACGTCCTCCACCGTGCCCGGGAGCAGGTCCACGCGCCCCTTGCGCTCCAGCCGGGCGACCCGCTTGTTGACCAACCGCATCCACGACAGGAAGTTGTCCTGCGAGTCCAGACGATTCGACTTCACAGTTCCACCACGTTCTCCGGCGCAGCCGTCGTCGTGATCGACACCTTCTCCTCGCCGCCCTCCTGCCGGACGTGGACCCGATCCAACTTGTGCCACTGGTCCACCGAGCGGCACAGGTCGTTGGACACCACCTGCACCCACGCACCGGCCACCAGTTCGTTGATGCCGTACGGGGCGTCCGGCACCAGCGTCGAGTTGTCCGGCACCCGTACCCGTACCGGCGCCGGGAACGACGCGTCCAGCGAGGACTGCGCCTGCTCCTGCCACGAACGCAAGTCCTGCGAGGTCGGCACCTCCAGCCCTGCCGCCTCGTTGTACGTCGAGATGACGTGATCGAGGTACCCGTACTTGGAGATCGCCCACGCCGGGGCCACCGCCTGCGACGCGTACCCGTTGCCGTTCGTCACGATCACCCGGGTGGCGAACTCATTGCCGTACTCCACCACCTCCATCCCCCCGGTCATGTAGTCCGCGACCAGCGGGTACGGCAGCGTCATCCACTTGAGGTGCGTGTCCCAGAAGTAGACATCCCGCCCCACCACCGTGTAGTCCATCCCACGGTCCTCGGCGTACTTGTCGAAGTCCTCCCATGTCGTCATCGACCACGCCTTCACGGCAGCCGACGTGGACGGGTCATCCGAGCCCCGCACCCAGTTGATGCGATCGTCAGCGTTCCACGGGTCGCCGTACTTGGCGAACGTCTGGTCCTTGAGCAGCCAGTTCATCACCCACCCGCACTTGGCGATGTTCGGGAACGCCTTGTTGTACGCCTTCTCCAGCGCCGTGTTCTTCGCCACCCACAGGATGTCGTTCGCGTAGATCGTCACCGAGTCGGCGGCGAACTCCGGGCGGACCACCGGCCCCTCCCACACCTTGTCCCCGTTGCGGTACAGGTGCAGTTCGTGGTGCCCGGCCAGCAGTCCGCCGAGTTCCCCGCAGCAGCCCGCACCCGCACCGACCCGGACGTACGCCTGCGAGATGTCGTCGCGGGTCCGCTCCCAGTCCACGAACTCCAGCCGGTCCAACTCGTACAGGATCGTGTTGCCACCACGGGCCACGATGAACGCCTGATGCTCCCCACAGCCGAGCATCAGGGGCTCACCCGACCCATCATCGTCACATCCACCGCCAGCGGGTCGGTACCCAGCGCCCGGTCCACCGCCAGCACGTACTCACCCTTCGGCAGGTCACGCGGCCACCGGGCCGGGCCACCGGACGGGTCCGTCACGAACGTGTCGTTGCGGCGGCTGACCCCGTTCGACTCGGTGGTCACCATCCGCGCCCGCAGATCGAGGGTGACTTTCCCACCGGTGGGAAATCCCTCCATCCACCACTGGCCGACGATCGCACCCGAAGCGTCCGAGAGGGTCAGGCGCACTGACGGGACGAACACGTCAGAGGCGACCCGGATGATCGGGGACACCGACGTGCCGAACTCCGGCGCCGGGACCGTGACCTGCTGCCGCTCCCACACCGTGCGCGGCAGGAACCGGGGCTGCGGGGACAACGACGGCGGGCGGACCGGGGCGGCGGCGACGGCGAACGCGTCCGACAACTGCATCGCGCTGTCGGGCTGCGGGTCCTCCCACATCAGCGCCTCCGGCTCCGCAGCCGCGTACGCGGGCACGAACGAGTAGATGTACGGGTCCGTCACCGTGATGACGAACTCCACCTCAGCCATCGCGCCGCGCCCGTCCATCTCCCGGCGGCGCAGCACCGTCGGCCCCGAGGTGATCCGCGACCCGAAGAACAGCCGCAGCCGACGCTGGATGCACTGGTCGATGCACTCCGGGTCCTCGCAGTCGGTCTGCGTCACGTTCGGGCAGCAGTCATACATCTCGGTCGTCACCGAGTCGCAGGTCGAGCCCGCGTCGATCGAGCGCAACCACTCCAGCCCGAAGCCCAACGCACAGTCCGACGCCGCGACCGCGATGGCCCGCACCGTCAGCGAGCGCACCGTGTACCGCAGCGCCCCGAAGTGACCACCGCCCGAAGCCCCGGACAGCACCTCGATCCGGCGCGTCGAGTCGTCGGCGTTCGACACCGAAATGCCCATCAGGCCGAAGAACTCAGCCGCGTCCATGCTGCCGTCCCACCACGGCGGCGGGTCAAGGCGATTGGCGTCCAGCAGCGGCGTCTCGTACTCGCCGCCCAGCCCGGCGACGACACTGGAGCACGCCGAGCAGCCGCGCACCCACGACAGGCCACCGGCAGCCGCGTACGCCGCAGCCCGGTGCGTGTTGACGACCTCGATGCCGTCCATCGCCAGATAGCCCTCGTACACGACGCCTCCTACCCGGCCATCGCGGCCATGCGGTTCATCACCTGTGACGCGACCACCCTGCTATCCATCCCCGGCGTCGTGATGTTCCAGTTGTTCACGACCATCGACCCGGTTGGGCCCACCTGAGCATCCATCGACCGACCCCACGAGCCCCCGCCGCCGCCGCCCGGGGCACTACCGCCCGCGATGCGACCGATAACCGGGATGCGCTTGATCCACTCGATCAGCCGCTTCACCTGCTCGATCACGAACCCGATCGACGTCTTGAGGGCGTTGAACCCGATCTTGACCGGGGTCAGTGCAGCGGAGATACCGGCCAGCGCCCACCGACCGATCGTGAACATCACCTTGAATGTGGCGATGATGGCCCGGATCACGTCGAGAAGGAACAGGAAGAATCCCCGGTTCGTGTCATTGTTCAGCGACGCAAACAGGTTCGACACGTCCTTTATCACCTGCCAAAGGGCCTTGGCGACGACCTTCGCGTCATTGAACCATTGCTCCAACTTGCCATTCTCGGACACCTCGTTGATCCAGTCCCGGAACTTCCCAATCTCGTCCAGCAGGAATCCGAACAGGTCCTCAGCGGCGCCCTTCGTCGCGTCGGCGGTGAACAGGTCGAACAGGGCCAGCCCCAACTCCTTGATGACATCCCACACCTGCTTGCCGATGTTGTAGGCGTCGGTGAAGAAATCGACGATGGCCTGACGCCCACTCTCCGTCTCAGTCCACTTGCGGAAGTTCTCCGCGACCGTGGCCAACCCGCCGGTGAACCGCTCCACCAGCGGGGAGATTGCGGCGAAGAAGTTGGTGAATCCGGCGAACAGGTTGGTGGCGATCGAGCCGACATCGCGGATGATCGTGGCGCTCAGTTCCCACATCTTGTTGAACGACGCAATGAACTTCGTGTTCTCTCCGAGCGCCAAGAACCCATCAACCGCATCGCCGACCGCACCCGCGACCAGCACAAGCCCGTTCTTGACCGCATTTATCAGCGGCGCGGCCTTGCCGAGCGAATCGGCCATTCCCTCAAACAGGGCCTCCCCGGCCAACTTCTTGAGGTTCTTGAACTGCTCCACCAGCGGCTTCATCGCGGCGACAGCCGAGCGCGCGTTCGGCCCCAACTTGGCCAGTTCCTCGTTGTACGCAGCCCACGCCTCAGCACGCTTCTTCGGGTCCGTCTCGTTGACCGCAGTCCACAACTTCCCGATCGCCTTGGTCGCGTCGATCGCCCCGATCGCAGCCCCGACGAACCCCACGCCGAGAGCGCCGAGGATCGGTACCAGCAGGACCACGTTGGACAGCGCGTAGAACAGGGCCGACCCCAGTGCCACCACCCCGGCGGTCAGCGTGCTGACGAGGATGGAGATGCTGGACAGCAGCCCTTGGAGGATGGCCAGTGCGGCGGCGATGGCAGCGATGGCAGCAGGCCCGCCGCTGCCGAACTTGGTCAGCACCTTGCCCACTGCGGCGAACGCTGTGCCGAACTGCCCGATCTGCCCACCGGCGGACATCATCTTCACGCCGAGGTCGGTGAACGAGTCACCCACCTTGGCCATCAACTTCGGGATGACAGAGCCCACCTTGAACGCCGTTCCCAGCATCCCGGCGAGGATGTTGGTCAGGGTGTCGTACCAGCCGCCGGTGCCCGTCCTGCGCAGCCGGGCCTGCACCCTCCCAATCTGCTTGCCGAGTATGGTGATGTTCCGCCACGAGTTGCGCCACGACCTGTCGTAGTCGCGCCAGAACGCCTTGTTCTCCTTGTCGAGAGTCGTGTACGTCTCCTTGATGAGCCGTTCCGTCTCGTCCATCTGCGCGTTGAGCGCCTTGATCCGCTCACTGCGCTCGAAATCGGCCAGCGACTTGATCCGCCTGCGTTCCTCCTGCGCCTCCTGCTCGCGCAGCACCCCGAGACGTTTGATCGCGGCACGCTGCTCCTCCTCTGCGGCGCGCAGAGCCTCCGGCATCGCCTTCTTCAAGTACGCGGCGAGTTCCCGGGCGGGGACCTCCATCCGCTCGGCTAGGTCCGCGATCTCCGCAGCAGAGATCACGTCGCCGATGTTGATGGGGAAGTCGATCTTGTCGGTCGCTGAACCGATCGTCTTGGCCAGATCACGAGCCCACGACTTCATGCGCCTGTCGAGTGCGTCGAACGCGCGCATCTTGTTGAACTTCTTGGACAGGTCGTTGTCGAACTTTGTGCCGAACGAACGCGCCGCCGTGGTGCCAGCCTTGCCGTAGTCGCGCTCAAGTTCGCCCTTGATGCCAGAGGTGTCCGAGACGACACGGACGTACATGGCACCGACTGAGTCGTACATGGGCACACCTCCGGGATCAGGCTAGCCCTTCGCAGGCGGGGTGACCCCGAATGCACCCGCGAAGGCGGCGAACGAATCCATCTCGTCGGCCACGGTGGCCTGAGTCGGAACCCGACCGGGGATCGGGGCACTCAACTGGTACAGCCACTTGTCCCGCTCCTGCGGGTCGATCCTTGGTAGGCACCACGCGTAGATCGCGTTCAGGAACCGATCCACGCGCAGACCCATCAGGTCGTGGCCCGCGAGCGCGGCTTCGCCGTCGATCTCGACCCAGCGGTCCGCCGCGATGAGGAGGAGACGGACGGCGACTTGGTAGGGCGGGCGGACCACTCCTCGACAAGGCCCTCCACGATGTCGTTCACGGTGTCGAAGTCGAACGGGTCGTTGCGGTCCATCAGCCGCTTGCGGTACATGGCCTGCGCGTCCTCATCGAGGATGCCGTCGAGGAAGTCGATGATGGCGGCCATCGACTCGGACACGTCCCGGCTGTCGGCCTGCGCGGCGATCAGCATGGCCATCTGGCCGGGCGATGGTGGGTACGCGGTGAACGTCTCGCCGTCGATGGCGAACTCGATCGGTTGCGCGTCCTCGACGAACGTGGGCGCGGATGCTCGCGCTGCTGTCTTGAACTCCCTCAAGGTGGACCTCCTGTGTTGGACCTTGGTGTGGCGAGCCTACCGTTTCCCACGGTGGGAAACAGCGCCCGGTACTACGTGTACCGCATCCCGCTGAACCGGGTGTCGGCGATGAGGAAGTCCACCTGATACTTCTCGGTGCTCCACTTCCACGAGTCCAGCAGGACGTACTTGCCGTCCCGCCCGCTTGTGCCCGCGTACCAGCGCACGATGCCGGAGTGCGCCGTCCACCCGAACAACTCCCAGTTCCCCTTGCTGCGGAGCACGCTGTTCGATCGCAGGTCGGTGAACACGATGTGGTTGTTGCCCGGCATGGCAGGCCAGCCCGGCCAGTGCTTCGCGTAGAACGAGTCCCCGAACCGGGTGCTCCTGCGCCCGTACTCCACGTACGGGGCGTGCGGCGCGACGTTGAGCAGCGTGCGGCGCAGGATGTGGCCGTTGCTGCCCTTGCGGCTGGACTTGAACGACGCCTTGTACGTGCCGACCACACCGCCCCGGTGCGTGGCGTTCATCGGGTCGTTCACCGGCGACGTGTTGATCGCCCTCAACTTGCACCGCTTCGCCCAGTCGTTCATCTCCTTGGCCACCCCACCGGACCCGCCGGGGGTGTTGCACGCCTTGATGATGAGCGTGTCGGAGATGACGACCTTCACCGATGACCTAGCCATCGAGCAGCACCGTGACCGTCCACTCACCACCGACACAGCCGCCCTGCGGGCCCTGCGGCTCGTAGTTGCCGAGGAAGTAGTCAGGGAACCCGCAGCACGCAATGGCCCGGTGCATGGCGCCCATGTCGGCGACCGTCGCCAGCCACGACTCCTGCATCTGCTCCTCGGTGGGCAACTCCCCATCCTCGTCGGGCAGCGGGGCGCACCGCAGCGCACCGACGGTCAACTCCACCGCGAGGTACGAGTTGCACTTGGAGAACTCCCGCCCGCCGGGGAACGTGGTCGTGGCGAACACCGAGTTGACCTTCACGTACCCCATGCCACAGTTGCCGCCGGAGCACTCCCCGCAGTAGTCCCACGCGACCTGATCGCCGGGCACCGCACCGCAGAAGCACGTCGGCCCGGCGCCTTCCTCGGCCAGCGCCTTGCACAGGCACTCCACCAGCGAGGCGACTGCCACGGCCAGCCGGGTCGCGTTCGGGGTCACTGCCCACCCCACGGATCACTGGCCACATCCGGGCGGGCCTGCCACGTCGTGTACCGGTGCCCGGCGGTGACCAGATCGGGCGACCAGACACGCGGCGGCATCTTGAGCCCGTTCGGGTTGATCGACGTGAGGTACGCGTCCACCTCGCGGATGCCGGTCATCCCGTCGGGGAACATCCCGGTGCTGATGTCCATGGAGATGCCCTGCCGGGAGATCGACGTGACCGCCGACGGCAGGCGGCACTTGCCACCCGAGCACGCCTTGGAGAACTCGCACGTCAGGACCCCGGCAGCCCACAGCCCGGCGGCGTCCGGCACGATCCCGGGCACGTACCAGACCCCGAGGGTGCCCTCGTCGGAGTCCACGTCCTTGCTCATGTGCTGGCACGACGGCCAGTTCTGGCCATCGGTGCGCACGAGCCTGTTGCCGTTGTCGATCCGGTAGGCGTCCACCGGCAGGGTCACCCCATCGACCTTGACCTGCCACACCTCGGCCACCAACCCGGGCAGGACGATCTCGGACAGCGCCGAGCAGGAGCAGCCCCGCCCGCCGCACGCCGAGTTGACCCAGCAGCCCTGACAGTCGCCGGTGCGGACCACCCGGGGCCCGCTGGAGGCGCACGCGTTGCACGGCTCCGACAGGCACGGGCGGACCAGCACCGGGCAGTTGCCGACCATCCCCCCGCTCAGGACACGCAGGGTGTCCCAAGCGAGGGTGATGGACCGGCACAGCAGGTCGTCGTCCAGATCGCCCCAGTCGGGGCAACACGACATCGTGGGCGAGTACGGGACACAACTCCCGCACGCCGCGCAGAGGTCAGACATTGCCCCTCCCTCGGGGTGTCGATCAGGCGGCGACCGGCAGGGTTCCGTCGGCCAAGAACGCCGTGTACTCCACGTCGGTCAGGCACATGCCGTCCGTCGGCTCCGGCGGCGCCATCGTGGTGAACAGCACCGCGAGGTGGTCGTTGGTGTCCAGCGCCTCCGGCAACTTCGCCGGAACCCCACCGACCTCCATCGTGTTGTACGGGCCCATGCCCCACGAGTTGCCGTCGAGGGTGACCGCACCGGAGATCGTGAACGACACCGCCGCGTTCTCGATGGTGAAGTCGCCGACGACACCTGCCCGCAGGAACGGCAGCACGAGGTAGCCGAACGAGCCGGACTCGGTGGTCTGACCCTGACACCCCTCGGCGCCCGGCGACCCGGCCCACACCTCCAGCGAGAACGCGTTGTCACACGCCTTCTTCTTGGAGTTCATGCGGAAGCCGATCGGGTTGCCCTCGGCGTCGTTGATGGTGTCCTGACCGGTCATCAGCGAGTACAGGCACGGGTCCACGTTGCAGAACACCACGTCCACGTTGTAGCCCTTGAACTCCGCACATCCGGGGTCGCGGACACACGTCTGGCCGTTGGCGTTGGTGACGACCAACTCCTCCGGCTCGTTGATGTTCGCGGTCAGGGCGACGGACACGTACCCGTCGGTGACCGAGATCGCCGAGCCGTCACCTGCGAGGGGAACCCCACAGCCGTTCAACTTGGTAGCCCGCATCGTCCGACCCCGGACGAGAGGGAAACTGGTACCACCCATGCTGTGCCTCCTAGGCTTCTGCGGGGATCGTCGGCATCGCCGACTCAAACGGCTTCGCAACCTTGACCTTGGCTGCCCCGCACTCGATCAGCGGGACGTAGGTGCGCTCCGCGATGACCCGGGGCGGAACGCACTCCAACCCCACGTTCATCGACGGAGCGGACCGGACCATGACAGGGCCGCGAAGCAGGGTGATCTGGCCCGTGGCTGCGGCGTAGTTGTCCGCGTCCACGTACCCGGCGCCGTTGGCCACCGGGGTGCCCTGACAGGTCGCCAGCGTCCCGTCGAGCCCGGCGCCGATCACCTGATGGTGGCAGCCCCACACGGCAGCCACCCGGCTCATGTGGATCAGCCCGGCACCCTCGTAGTTCTCGGCCAGCCAGCCCTCCAGAAGCCCGATGGCCTCACCCGGCAGGGCACCATTGCCGGGAGCCAGATCGACGGCCATGTCAACGATGAGCGTTTCCACCCACCGCTCCACAGCCTTCTGCTCCTTGAGCGCCAGCCCGGAACGGACCCGCGACTCGTAGTGGTCCGCCGGTGCACCCATCAGTTCGCAGTCGATGCCGTCGTACACGGTGAACGGATCACCCACGACCAGAGAGGTGCCGTGGAAGTCCTTGAGCATCGGGCTGCCGTCCGGGTTGCACGGAGTCGCCGGGAACCCGGTGTCGCAGTTCCCGTCCCACAGCCCAGCCGGGGTGCAGGAGTCCGTCTCGTACTCAGCCCCGAGAAGGACATGCGGGTCGTCCACGTCGATGACGTTCGCCACGGCGAACAGCCCACCGCGTCGCGGCGCCGGTGCAGGCACCTCAACGTACTGGCGCGCCCCTGTGATGTTCGGCACTGGACCTCACCTCCTCACGGGGTGGTGGGTTCCGGGGAGGCTGGCAGGTCCAACCAGCCCCCCCGGAGTGAGTTACGCCGCTTCTGCGAGGCAGGCGACCAGATCGGACGCCGCCGTCTGGCCGGAGACGCAGATCGGGATGGTCACCTTGCAGGTGTGGGTGCACTTCTGCACGGCGAGGACGCCCTGCTCCACGAAGATGCCGGTGAAGGTGTTGGACTCCAGCCCCACGGAGTCGTACACGGCGTCCATGGAGATCACGTCCGCCGTGCCCTTGGCCCACGTACCCGCCGGGTACATGAGGACCGACACGTTGGCCGGGATGGTGACCGCGCAACCTGCGACGGCCAAGTCCTGCCAGTCGTAGACCCACTGGACCTTGATGTTGCGGGCCGAGAAGTTGGCCTCGATCTGGGCGTCGGTGACGCTGTTCCAGTCCTGCCCGTTGCGGCGGGCCACGTCCATGCGGATCAGGGACTTGAGGAACACCGGGGCGACGACCTCGATGGTCGCGTTCTCACCGAGGCGGTACTGGTACCGCATCCCGATGGCCTGCAACTCCAGCGCGTCCAGCGCGAAGGAGATCGGGTCGGTGCCGGGGACGGTGACCCCAGCCCCGGCGGCGGTGTTCATCTGGCCGATGACCCACGCGTTGACCTTGTGCGCGTGGGCGACCAGCGCGCCCTCGGTGTAGCGGCGGACCAGTTCGGGGTAGGCCGCGTTCGTGAGGATCGGGACCTTGACGCACATGCCCACCGCGTCGAGGCGGACCTCCTCGAAATCGGGGCAGGTCACCTCGCAGCAGGTCTTGCACTCGCCCGCGATGGCCTCAGCCTCGGTCTGGTGGAACCCGCAGTTCGCGTAAATCTCCGAGAAGTCCGGGCCCGGGGTGTACCGGATGCCGCCGCGCGACACGCCGAACTCGGGGAGGTCGAGGATGCCGCTGACTGTCTCCATCTGGCACATGTCGTACAGCGTCTCCGACGGGGCGCACCAGCCACCGGCGGCGACCAGCGACCCACCGGACAGGCGGGACTCGTCACCGGCGCGCTGGATCAGCGAGTAGTCGTCGTACTCGCGTCCCTGCATGAGGTTGCCGTGGTCCATGCGGATGACGGCGGCCCCGAAGCGCTGGCGGACCGGCGACGGGGCCATGCCACGGGGCAGGCCCTTGAGCCGGGCGACGAGCGCGGCACCGGCGACACCGAGGTCGTCCAACTCCTGCCCGGCGGCGAAGCCGGACACGTCGGCTGCGGCCACGAGGGCCACGACCGGCTGGATCGCTGCGGCCACGACGGGCTCGGGCGCGTTCTGGGCGGCGCGGGCAGCCGGGCTCTGGGTAGAGGCGGCGACCGGCACGGGGGTGTTCTCGGCCACGGGGGCCTCCTCGTTCTCGATGGGGGTGGGTGCCTCCTGCTCCACCTCGGCCACGGGCTCGGCCACGGGGGCCTCCTCCGCGATCTCGGTGTCCTCGGCGGTCTGCTCGGGCACGGTGGCCAGCAGTTCTGCGGCGCGCTGGGCGCGGGCCTCGGCAGCGGCCACACGGGCCTGCTGCTCGGCGCGCACGGCGCTGACGAGGGGCGCGATGCGCTCGCCCTCGGCGATGGTGTCCTCGTCGGAGTCGGCGGTGATGCCCAACTCCTTGAACGCGTCGAGTCCGGCGTTCAGGGCGGCGTTCAGTTCGTCGTCGGACAGGGCCGACAGGTTCTCAGGCAGTTCGTACTGGGCCATGGTGGCTCTCCCGGTTCTAGGAACGGCTAGGTCGCTCCTCTACTCCGAGAGGCCGCTCGCAGGGCTACTCCATGCGCGCGCTGCCGCTGACGTTACAGCACGCCGCCAGCGGTTTGCATCAACTGGCCTTCGGACGCCACGATCCGCCGGTCTTGCGCACCAGCGCGAGCGCGGCAGTGCGGGAGTCCACGACGGTCACCTTGCCATCGGCGGCGACCACCTCGTACTGCTGCTTGCCCTTGCCGCTGTTGCATCCGCACCCCATGTCAGACCTCCACCTTGTCCTTGAGCGCGGCAACGCGCAGCGCCCTCGTATCGTCCAGCAGTGCCGCCGCGCGCGCACGCCGCGTGGCCCGCGCCTCCACCTCGTCGGCCACGGCCCTCACGAAGTCGGCCACGTCGTCGGCGTCGCCGCTGTCCGGCATGACGATGCCTGCGGCGACCAGCGACTCCTGCCGGTCCCCGGACGCGGCCAGAGCCACCCGGGGGATCGGGAACCCGGGCACGTTCACGCCCAGTGCGGCGACCAGTTCCAGCGACCCGCCGATGTCGCGCCAGTCCCCGGACACCGCCCCCGCTGCGCGCAGTTCGTAGCGCTGCTGCTCCGTGGCAGTCGGGCGCATCGCCCCGGCCATCCAGATGCCGTACTCGTCCTGACCGACCCGGATGTCGGCCACAGCGGCCCCGGTGTTGTCGTAGTGGGCTGCCGCCTGCCGGGCGCTGACCCCGCGCGCGGTGCTCGCGTGGCCGGTGCCCATGGTGATCTGGCCGACGTGCACATCGGTGCCCTCGGCGGTGCGGACCACCCCGGTCATGAAGTAGGCGTAGTCCGAGGCTGAGGTCGGCGGCTCCGTGCACACCCCGGTGATCCCGATGTGGCAGGTGCCCCACTGGGCGACGTGGCCGAACACGCGACCGTCGTCGGTGATGGTCAGCGCGGTCGGCCCCTCCAACTTGGGGTCCTCGTACCACTCCGACGGTGCGCACCAACCGCCCGAGGCCACGAGGTGCAGCGCCGGGGCCGGGGTGCCGAGGGCCATCGGGTTGCCCGGCTTGCCCTTCTCGCCCGGCCAGTAGCCCAGCGCGTCGTGGTGCCACTGGGCCACCGTGCGGTTGAGGAACTGCGGGCCGATGTACTTGGCCAGATGCGCGCGCAGCCGCCGGAAGTCGCCCGGGGTGCCCCAGCCGATCTTGGCGTAGCCCTCGTGGCCGGGCTTGGTCCAGTAGTCGTGGATGCGCTTGGTGGCCACCGGGTCGGTCACCCAGCCCGGTCCGCGCTTGAACGCCTCCGTCTCGCTGGACGCGGCGACCGCCAGTGGCACGTCGGCCACGAACGGCAGCGGCACGTCCTGCCCGCCGGTCACCGGCCCGGTCGGCGAGTTGACGCTGACCCGGAACTCCTCCGGGGTGACCAGCCCAGCGGCCATCGCATCCACCTCGGGCTCCACCCACTCGCCCAGCACGACGTACGCCTCGGCGAACGCGGGGATCGCGCACAGGGTGGCGGCGCTGATCCGGCCCTTGTTGAACAGGATCGACTGCGCCTCCTCGTCCTCCACGGCCATCTCCGCACTGTCCACGTCCACGGACACCCCGCGCGCGTGGCCCTCCGCGTACAAGCCGATCACCTCGTCGGCCTCCGGCGTGTCGGCGAAGAACCCGGCCCCGCGCAGCAGGTTGCCGTCCCGCCAGATGTTGTTGATCTGCCCGACGATGACCGCGCCCTCGTGGCCCATGCCGTTCGACTTCTGCCACAGCAGCGGGATCGGCAGGTCGCGCCACTCCAGCGCGCCCGGCGCGAACCGGCGCCCGTCACCGGACGGGATGCCCTCGGGGGCGAGCACGCCGTTCCACGGCACCGGCTCCACCGACCAGTCCTCGTCCGGGTTCCCACCGTGGGAAATCGGCTCGTCCTCGTCCACGACGGGCATATCTTCCTCGACCGCGACGCTCATCGGGTACTCCTCACCCTCGTAGTCACCGTCCCAGACTGCCAGACGATCGAACCGAATCGTCTCACCCGGCTCACCCTTCGCGGGAGTGGTCGGGTATCCGAGGGTCAGGTGCGGGGTCCACTGCGGGTACTGGTCCACCGCGTCGTGTGCGGCCTTGATCGTCTCGTGGGTGAGCATGTAGTCGCGCAACCGGGTCATCGGGCCGGGGTCCAGCATGAGCACGTCGGCGTCGTCGTCGCCCAGCGGCTCCCGGCTGGTGACCGCCAACTCCTGCGGGCCCTCAGCCGCGCCGAACTCCATCGCCGCTCCCTTGACGCCGCCGAGGATGGAGCCCCACTGCTCCGGGGTGAACTCCTGCTTGCCCAGCCAGATCATCGTCATGTGCGGCTTCGGCTCACTGGAAGCGTTCCAGATCGGGTCATCCTGCGCTGGGATGGCCACGATCACCTTGCCGGTGGCCTCTGGGTCGGCGGCGGCGGTCACCGGGCCGGGGAGCACGGCGGGCGCCGCGACACACCGGCAGTTCAGCCAGCACTCCGGGTCACCCACCGGCTCACCGGGGAACGCCATCTCCTCGCCGCAGGCGATGAAAGGGACACCCCACGGCACCACCTGCCCATCGGCCTCGACATGCTTGGGCCGCACCTTCGCGTCGCGGCGGGACAGCCACATCTTGCCGCCCTCGCTCTCCGTCCCGGCGACCTTGGCCCCGTTGACGGTGGCGGTGCCCAGCCAGTCGGCGATCCGCTTGGCCTCCGACGACTCGACCACCGCCTCCAGCCCGGACCTCACCCGTCCGTAGAACCAGTCCCACGCCTTGCGCGGGGAGTCGAAGATGGCGAACGGGGACAGCCCCTCGGCCTCGTACTGGGCGAGGAACGACGCGTACAGCGGGTCGGCGATGTACTCGGCGAAGTCCTTGCCGACCAGCCCCGCCTTGAGGGCTTCGTCGATCGCACCGAACAGGTCGGCGGACACCCGGTCCATCTCCTTGAGCCGGGAGATACGGAACTCCTCGCGTGCGGTGTCGGACATGACCCCTCCTTTAGGGTTCGACCACCCCAGCGGCGATCAGCGCGGCCTCCAGCAGGTCACGGTGGTGCTTGCGCTGGTCGTTGATGATGAACCGGACGTACCCGTCGATGGCCGCACAGATGCGGGCGGTGTCCACCGGGCTGCCTGTTGCCTCAAGCACCTCAGCGGCGAACGCCCACGCGCCATCGACAGCATTCTCCGGCACCGTGTCCACGTACATGTAGCGCCAGTGCGACGGCGTGTCGGCCAACTGCGCCTTCATCGTCCCGTTGCACAGCCGGTTGCCGACCCGCTCCAGCGCCCGGTAGACCAGCGCGTCGGCGGCGGCGATCATGCCCTCCCGGGACTCCCGGTCCTTCGTGGACCGCTGGAGGTCGGGCACCCGGTTCTCCGGGTGGCCCTCCAGTGACCGGCGCGGTTGCAGCACCGGTGGGATCGTCGGCTGGGCCTCGCCCTCGACGGCCAGCGGACCGAGGTCGGCGCCGAGCAGCCGGAGCGCGGCCTGCGTCTGCTCCGGGCTGGTCGAGCCGGTGGCGATCCGGCGCAGCAGCCACTCGCGCTCCTCCTCGCCCTTCGGCTCGTCCTCGGGCAGGAAGCCTGTCTCCCGGCGCAGCGCCGTGCCCGACAGTTCGCCACGGTCGTAGAGTTCCACGGCCTCCCGCGAGCGGTTCGGGCGCAGCCGGATGTCGGAGGTGTCGGCCAGCACGTAGTAGTCCTCGGCGTCGGCGGCGCCGGTCAGCGCCGGACGCAGGTATGCCTCGGTCAGCGCGTGACAGATCACCTGCAACCGGGGCTCCAGATGGCTCTTGATCGCGGCCTCGTCCACCAACCACGCGTTCCAGTGGTTGCTGTCACCCATGCCGAGCAGCACCTCGGGCGGGGTGTCGAGGCCGATGGCCAGTCGCTTCACCGCGTTGTCGCGCATGTTGATCGTCTCGGCGTCCAACTCCGACCAGAAGGTCATGTGCCGGGCCTTCTCCAGATACTCGCCCGGGGCGGTGACCACGATCGGCACGATCGCGCTGGCCGACGCGCGGTCCTTGATCGGGGTGACCATCGCCTCGCCGAGGACGGCCATGAACTGATCGGCCACCGACGCCGACGGGTCGGCCTCCTTCGGGGTAGGGAAGGTGATCTCGGAGGGCACCCAGAGGATGCCCGCACCGGCCAGCCGGGACTCCAACTGCGCGGCGATGTGGTCGGACAGGGTGGCGATCTCGGCCAGCGTGCCCCGGTTCGACTGGGTGGGCGAGTCGGCGCGCAGCGGCTCCCGGGGGTGCGGTGTCCACACCCGGATGGCCATGTCCTTCTTCGACTGGATCGGGGTGCGGGCCCCGTCGCCGAGGTCGCAGGTCAGCGACCCGCTGGACCCGTTCACCTTGTCGTTGGCCAGCACCGTCCACATGTCCTTGAGCATCACGTCGTAGAACTCGCCCGCGACGGTCAGGTGCACCCCGGCCTGCTGGAGCATCTGCTGCTGGCCCTGCAACCCGCCGTGGTACGCGGCCAGCGCCTCGACCGCCTCCCCGTCGTGCTGGACCACGAGGGTGTCCTCGACCCGCTTGGCGACGACCAACTTGGCCCGCGACATGACGTTGCCGACCCAGTTGGCCACGAACCGCAGTTCGGCCACCCGGTCGTAGAACTGCCACGCCTCGGCCTGCCACGCTTGGGCCTTGCCGACAGCGTTGCGCTGCACCGGCGGCATCCGCAGGGCGCTGGCGATCAGTGAGTTGTGCTCCGGCACCGGGGCGGGTCGGGTGCGGGTACGGGCCATGTCATGCCTCCGGTGGGATGTCGCGGACATTCAGCATGGCTGCGAGGTACGCGACCGCCAGCCAGCCATGGAACAGCCACCATGACCAGTGCAAGTCAGAGAGAACCGCCCACGCGATCGACGCGGCGGTGAAGTAGGGGGCCACGCAGAACGGGCACTCGATGAGGGTGACCCATGAGGACTGCCCCCATGCCCGGTCCCAGATGCGGCGGAACCACAGCATCGGCGGCCAGTCGTCGTCCACGACCAAGCGGGTGAGCCGGGCGACGCCGAGGGTGCCGACCACGACAGCGGCCAGCAGCGTCGGCCAGTCAACGCCCCACATCGAACCTCCCGCGAGGAGTATGGCAGTCGGACCTCACGCGGCACCGCCTTTGATGACCCGCAGCCGCCCGTCCGCGTCGCGCTTGAGGTTCGTCGGACTGCTGATCCCCGCCGGGAGCAGGCCCTTGGCCAGATGCGTGACCGCGTACACGAGGGCGTCCACCCGGTCGGGGGAGTCGGTGTCCTCGTAGGGCACCCACTCGGTCATCTGCGACTCAAGGTCCGGCAGCCCGTCGTGCGGGTGGTGCACCAACTTCCGCTCGTACTGCCCGACGACGGGCTCCGCGCGCAACGCCTTGCCGCGCTTGGCGTTGACCTCCTGAATCCGGGGGAACGAGTCAGCGGCCCGCAGGTTGGAGGTGACCATCTCGCCGCCGAAGTTCGTCTCGGCGATCACCGCGTCGGCGCTGAACTCGTCGTGCGCGGCCATCACCGCCCGCGCCCACCCGTTCGGCGAGTAGTGCCCGGACCGGTCGGCCAGCACGTAGAAGTGGTCCCCGGACCGGCCCACGACCACGATGCCCGTCTCGTCGTTCTTCTTCTTCTTCGACCCGGCGGGGTCCACCGCGACGACGATCCGGTCCATGTGCTCCGGCGGGTCGGTGAACCGCAGCGACTCGATCATGTCCCAGTTCCACAGGGCGCCCTCGACATCCTCCAGCACCTCGGCGTTCAACTCCTGACGGCCCAGCCGGGTGCCCTCGTACTTGGGGATGATGATGTCCCGGTACACCGCCGACAGGTTGGCGAGGTTGTCGTAGGTGGAGGCCACCGACATCCGGGTGGTCGGGTCCTTCATCAGGGCCTTGAGCCACGGGCGCGGCTTGGGGGTGGTGGTGACCACGATCCGGGGCTTGGCCCCCAACCGCAGCCCGAACAGCAGGTTGTCCCACACCTGCTGCACGAGCGCCCAGTGCGCGGCCTCGTCGCACCACGCCCAGTAGTGCTCCGGGCCACGCAGCCGGTCGGGTTCCTCGGCGCTGAACAGGGTGGCCACGGCCCCGTTGTGGAAGGTGACCCGGCGCTTCGACGGTTCGTGGACTGGTTTCTTGCCCGGCGGGTACACGTTGAGGATGCCGGACTCGCCCTCCAGCATGATGTCGCGCACGTCGGCGCCGGTGGCCCCGATGAGGGCGATCCGGGGCACCTTCTCCACGACGCGGTGGGTCATCTCGGTGCCGGTGCGGGTCTTGCCGGAGCCGCGCCCGGACTTGAGCAGCCAGACCAGCCAGTCGGCGTCGGTGGGGGGGCGCTGGTCGGCGCGGGCGTGGTTCCACTCCCACTTGTCGTGCGGCATCCCGTTGCAGGCGGGGTCGTGGCAGTAGAACGGGCGCCAGTTGTCGTTCTGGGCGGCGCGCAGCGCTTCCAGCGCCTTCTCCTGCGCGGCGGGGGTCCAGCGCTTGAACGCCTCCGGGTCGATGGTGGTCATGTGCGCAGCGCCCGGGCCCGGTTCCCACGCGGCTTGCTGTACCGGGTCAGGTTCTCCCGCAAGTCCTCCGGCGCACACCCGGCGCGGGCGGCGAGGTCGGCCAGCACCGTGTTCCTGATGTACTCGCTGGGGTGCACCCCGTCGGCGGCTGCCGCCTTGGCCACCTCGCGGGCGGCGACCACCCCGAAGGTGACGTAGCAGTTCCACCGGTCGGGGGTGGACTCGCGGGCGACGACGGCGGGCGGGCCCCCGGCGGTGGTGGTGCGCCAGTCCCGGGCTTCCCGGGCGCGGTCGGCGTCGGTGGCCAGCATCCGGCCCGCCTCCTTGTCGGCGTCCACGATCTCGGGCGGGTCACGCCTCAATGGCGAGGACATCGGCCTCCTCCACGTCGATGACCGATGACGACTTGGACAGCATCTCGGCGACCCATGTCTCGATCTCGGTGGTGGTGGGGGTGTAGACGATGACCTCGGTGGGCATGTCGAGGCCGAGGAGCCGGGCGTGCCGATCGACCATGCTGAGGGCGACGCGGGCGGCGGGCAGGTGTTCGGGGTCGTGCGGGTTGGTGGCCTTGGCCCACACCCCGCGCAGCAGGCGTTCGATGCGGGCGGCTTCCTCGGCGCGCAGCGCGATCCGCTCGGAGGCGTCCACGTCGCGGGCGGCGAGTTCGTTGCACACGAGGTCCCGTGCCTCGGCGGCGTCGGCGAGGGCCAACGTGTCGGCGATCTCGGCGTAGGAGGCCCCGGCGAGGCGCAGGGCCAGCCCGGCGCGTCCGGGGGCTTGGGTCACGGCGCGGCGCTTGCGGGGCATGTCAGTCTCCGAGGGTGAAGCCGCAGTTGGGGCAGCGCGGCGGTTCGATGTCGGTGACCCCGAAGCCGTGACCGGGGTCCTCGATGGAGTTCAGCAGGGCGGCGAGGTCGTCGTTGTCGTAGCCGGTGCCGATCAGCCCGGCTTCGCTGTCGAGGTCGCGCAGCAGCCGGGCGAGCAGCCCGTCGTCGTAGTTGCCGAGGTCGGCGGTGCGGTTGTCGGCGAGCAGGATGCGGGTGGCCTCGGTGGATGCGGGGTGGATCGGCAGCCGCACGATGTCGCACTGCTCCCGCCCCAGTTCGCCCAGCGCGAGCCACAGGTGGTGCCCGGCGAGGATGGTGCCGTCGCGGGCGACGATGACGGGCCGGTACACCCCGTTGGCGAGGATGGATTCCTTGATGGCTTCGATGTCACCGTTGCGCGGGTTGGATGGGTGCTGGGTGAGGCTGTCCCAGTCCACCCGTTCGACGGTGAGGTCAGGCAGCGTCGTCACGGCGTCCTCCCCGGCTCGGTTGGAGCCTGCTGGTGTCGATCATGGCCCGCGCGGCCCAGAGCAGCCAGTCGTTGATGGTCATGCCGCGCCGGTCGGCTTCATCCTCCATCATGCGGGCGAGGTTGGCCGGTACCCGGGTGGTGAATCGGGTGCGGACACCCTTGGATGGTCGTCCCATGGGCTCACGGTAGCGGTTTCGGGCCCCATTTCCCACGGTGGGAACCCTCCACGACACGCCAGAGCCCCCCGGAGGCTACTCACAGGGGGCTCTGGTACGGTGTCGTTGCGGCGACAGGAGAGAGGCTACCAGATGGACTCGATCGGCACCCCAGAGGGCCGGTCCTTCGCGCGCACTGAGGCTGCCCGCACCTGACGCGGCGGGGGAGCCAGCGCAGCCCGGTGCGCGAGCGACGATCCCAGACACAATCCCGGGGCCGGGGCCACGGAGGTCCGGTCTAACCCGCGTCAGAGGCGGCACAGCCCGCTGTGGGAGATGGGCTCCCCACGAGGTCACCGAGACAACACGCAGGTGACCCGCAGGACTCGGAGTGAGAGTCGGCACGCAGCACGGACGAATGCGCGCAAGGGTGGCGAACGCTGGCACCAGTCTGACTTGGGAGCCTGTCACCGAGAGTCCGAGACGAGGGTGACGCGCCAGCGTCGTGACGCACGCCTCTGGGTGTCCAACCCAGTGAGATCAGTCCGTCCAGTCCGGTATCTGCGCCGGAAACGGGGTGGAAATCTCACATATTCCACGGGACACCAGTGCATAGGGGTGCTCCGCGCCGATCACGCTCCGTGACCGTGCCCCCACCCGGGGTTCGTACAGGTGTTCGGGTTGAGCACGTTTCCCACGGTGGGAATGTCACTCACTGTGCCGGATTAGGTGCCTAGGTGCCGCAACCCGTAGTGTTCTCGTCGTGGGGCACCGTGCCCCGGACAGGACAGCCGCCGGACGACCGGCCCGCATCGGACGCGGGTCGCAGGTGGGATGACAAACTCAACAATGGAACGCACCGCGAGGCGGGCAACGCACGGGCATGAGGGGTCGCTCCCTCTACTTTGAACCGTGCGACCCGCGTGGGAGGACAGGACCGTGCCCCGGATAGCCAATGGGGGCCATGAGTGTCGGCGGGTTAGTCGTGGGTCCTACCTGATCGGGACCGATGCGCACCTAGGGATTCTAGGGTTGCGTGGGATCAGGCGGTTGCATCACCTAGCGCAAGTCTGCGAGCGGATGCCGGAACACGTGTTAGGGACCTAGCGGGCCCTATGCGATGGAACGGATACGCACCTAGCGGGCGACCACGGGACCGGCCCAACCCCCGGACCGTGCGAGCGGACATTCCCACCGTGGGAACCGCGCAACGATGGGATGCAAGCACATAGTGCCGATAGCCTCTAGTGGCCTAGGTCAGGGCAACCTAACCTAGGCGCGCTATGGACGATCGGATATCGCCCAACCTCCCGTTTCCCACCGTGGGATTCGGGTCCGCCAGAATCACAAGGAGAATCACAATGAACACCATCACCATTACCGCCGATGAGCGCAAGTCTGCCCAGTACGCCATCGACATGCTGACGAAAGCCGCCAGCACCGAGGACGACATCGCTACGGGCATCGGAGTCCTGCGGGACAAGATCGCAGAGGGTGCGACGATCGCCATTCTGTCCAGCCTGACCGGTCGCAGCGACTCGGCCATCGGACGTGTCCGCACCGTGGTCACGCTCTCGACCCTGCTCGACTCGGACCTGCCCGGAGCCGGAATCCTCCGGGCCAACAGCGCGGTCAACGCTGCGAACAAGGTCAAGGGCCTGAACCTGACCAAGAAGCACGTCAACGTGTGGGTCAAGGACGGGCGCCGGTTCGGCTCATGGAACGCCATCGCCGACGCCATCGAGGCTCTGGTCAAGGGCGCCACCACCGAGGCCGACGACAAGAAGAAGCAATCCGACAAGACCGAGACAGAGCGGTTCGCCGACCTGCTCGCCGCCGTGTCCGCCCACGCCCGGAAGTTCGACCTGTCCGAGCACGACGTGGCCACCCGGATCTTCGATCACTTCGACAAGTCCGCTGCCGAGGTCGCCGATGAGGCCGCCGACGCCGCCGAGTTGGCCTCCTGACCTGCCCGGTTGCTCGTGGTGCGGGCCCGGTTTCCCACCGTGGGAATCGGGCCCTGCGCCATGTCCACCCGGACATCCTGACGCTCTCTGGAAGGAGCACGCAATGCCCGCACCAACCACCGTCCCGCCCTGTGAGTGGGAGCACGAGATCGACGGCGAGGCCGAAGAATGCCCCGCCTGCCACCAGCACACGTCCGCCTGCGGCTGGCAATGGGGAGCCTCCTGCGAACACCCGGCGTGTGCCGCATGACCAACCTCCACGTTCCCACCGTGGGAATCGTCGTGGCCGCCATGGTCACCGGTTCCCTGCTCACCGTCGCCGGGATCACCCTGACCGACCACGACCCCGTGGCCGCGACCACGGTTCCCACCGTGGGAAACACCGAGGGCACCGCGCCCGAGGTGTACGACGCGGGTGAGGGCACCGCGCGCGAGGCGTGGGCCGCGTGCGTGCAACGCGCCCTGACCACACCCGGCATGGGCGGCGACGCCGACATGCACGCCTGCGACGACGCCTACGTGGCCCGGACCGGGGACACCACGACGCTGTGGCTGTGGTGCCCCGGCGCACCCGAGCACGGTGGCTGCCGCGCCGAGGACGGGCCCTACCCGGGCACCGAGCCGACCGATGGCTGACCCGACCACGGTGCGCTGCACCCTGTGCATGGCCGACATCGGCGCACCCTGCCGGACCCGGACCGGGGGCACCGCGCCCCGCCCGCACCGGCAGCGCGTCGTCCGCGTGGCGATGTACCCCAACGACGACCGGGTGCTGGCCGAGGCGTTCCCACCCGTGGGAACCTGCCCCACCTGCGCCCGACCCGCCCAAGGGCGGGCGTTCCCCAACTCCCCGCTGTACCACCGGTGCCTGCTCGGGCACGTGTGGGCAGCCTGACCGGTTGGCTCTCCGGGCAGCGTTCCCACCCGTGGGAATGCTGGCCCGGTGTCCGCCCGGACAACACGACGCTCTCTGGAAGGAGCACACATGGCCAGCATGGAAGGCCACATCATCGCCGTCGAGGCCGACCACGGGGCGCGCATCTGGCGCACGTTCGACTGCACCTCGCCGGTCACCGGTGCGCTGATCGCCCGGAAGGCGACCGAGTACATCACCCGGCTGTCGAAGGAGGGCACCCTGTCCGACATCGACTGCGGCACCGGCTGCCCGTGCCTGACCCCGATCGACGGGTGCGAGGGCTGCGAGGCGGCATCCGCCTACGGGTACGTCCACGCCTGCGTGGAATGCCGCGACGACTACGTGGCGTACACCGCGCAGCCCACCCGACCCAAGCCCGAGGGCATGTGCGAGTGCGGCGACCCGTGGTGCGGCGAGGACCACCGGGACAACTCCGACGCTCTCCGCGAGGCATTCGCAGGGGAGTAGTTTCTGACACCACAAACCCCACGGTTCCCACCGTGGGAAACATCAACGCTCTCTGGAAGGAGCACGCAATGCCAGTCAAGGACTACACGTTCACCGCCGACCTCACCCTCACCCCGAGGGTGCGGGAGCGGATCAAGCAGGTGCACGACCACATCGCCGCCATGCGCTCGGAGCGCTTGGGCTGGGGCACCGAGGCTGCCCGCGACGCCGCCGACACGGCGATGTCGTTCCTCGACGCGCTGGACATCCTCACCGAGGCGACCGAGGTGTGGATCGACGGCGGTGCCGGGTACTCGTTCGGCGGGGTGCTGCCCGGCGGGATCGTGTTCGGCATGATCGCCCGGGAGCAGGCGCCGCGCACGGTGCTGAACTCCGAGTTCACCTACCGCCCGATCGAGTGGACGTTCCACTCCTGAGCGCAGTGCGGGTCCGGTTCCCACCCGTGGGAATCGGTGCCCGGACCGCTCAGGTCCAACCCCTACTGGAAGGAAGGGACATGGCTGGAATCCATGCCGACCACACCGTGCACCGGATCGTGTCGGGCGAGGCCCCGACCGTCGGGCTGGAGGTCATCGACAACAACCTCGACCGGTGCACGATCGTCAAGGTCGCCACCGATGAGGGCTGCGGCTGGTACTGCAACGCGTGGCACACCGTGGCGTACCCGAACGGCGGGACCGGGATCATGAACTGCGACCGGCTCACCACCCGCTTTCCCACCGTGGGATCGGGGGTCCGGTGATGGCGCCGAAGTTCGCGGTGACCATGACCAAGGACGGGGAGTTCCGCACCGAGGTGGACGGCTGGACCGTCTACTACCCGGCGATGTGCAACGGGGCGCTGCGTGACCTCGCGTTCGTCGTGGGCCCGTCCCGCTCGGACTTCGTGCACTTCCACCCGTTCGACGGGCACGCCTACGGAACGCCGATGCCGAAGGCGGTGGCCAAGCGGGCGCAGCGGATGCGCGAGGTGTACCGGGTCACTCTCAACCGCTGAGAGGTTGCACTACCTGTGATAGGATGTGCACAGCACGACCCCACCGAGGAAATCCCACGGTGGGAATGCTTCTGGAAGGAGCAAAGGAATGCAGGACAATCGACTGGCCCTGAAATGCGGGGGCATTGAGCCGAAGCGCCGCGCCGGTGAACTCGTGGCCAAGCGAATGCCATTCTCGAATGCGGGTGGCACGTTCCGGGGGATCGTCGGCAACCCCGACACCCTCGGTGAACTGCCGATCGAGTGGCGCCGGGCGTTCCCCCGGACCCACGTGGACTACACGATCCTGTCCTACTCGACGCCGATCGCGTGGCTCACCGAGGGCATCTGGATCATGCCGCTGGTGACCTACTCCCCGACCACGACCCAGCATCAGGGCGTGCTCCGGGCGTGGCTGCTCGTCGGCGAGGAGGTGGCAACGTGACGGTTCCCACGGTGGGATTCCACCGCTGGCTGTCGGTGGATGTCGAGCCCGACATGCGCGAGGACCGGTGCTTCGGGTGCGGGGTCATCACCCCGGACTTCGGCGAGGGCGTGGTCAGCGACCACGGTCCCCTGCCGATCGGCTGCCCCGGACCCGAGGGCACCGGGCCATGGCCCGCGCACCACTTCGCCGACATCGGCGACGGTGCGATCCAGTGCCACGCGTGCAACCTGCTGATCGACGAGACCACCCTGCCCGCCGACGTGGAGTGGCGGTGCAACCCGTCCTACCAGTGGCAGTGCGACGTGCACCCCGAGGCAACGCCGGACCATGTGGACACCGGCGACGGGATGATCCTCTGGTCGTGTGGCTGCATCACCTGATCCGACGAGCACGGGTGGGGCAGGGGCATCACGTCCCTGCCCTGCTCCGAGCCGACCGGCTCATTCCCACTGTGGGAAATGAATGCTTCTGGAAGGAGCAAGAATGAACGAGCAATACCAGATCGGCGACGTGGCGAACGGCCACATCCTCACCGAGTTCGGGTGGGAGCCGACCGAGCAGACCATCACCGCGCGGCAGATCGAGGCCGAGGTGGATCGACGCATGGCCAACTCCAAGGCGATCGCGTGGGTCCTGTGGTTCTTCCTCGGAGGGTTCAACGGACACCTCGCCTACATCTACCCGAAGCAGAGGTGGGTGATCGTGGTCGTGTCCGTGGCACTGTTCCTCGTGACCTTCGGGCTGTCCGGGCTGCTCTGGCTGGGGACGTGGGCGTTCCTGCTCAACGGGAAGTTCCCCGCCCTGCGTGAGCACACCCGCCGTGAGGTGGAGAGTGAACTGCTCACCCGCAAGGCGCTGTACGCCTGATCCGGTCACGCGTGGAAGGCAGGGGCACCGGTCCCTGCCCTCCCCGAGCCGACCGGCTCACTTCCCACCCGTGGGAAACGACGCTCTCTGGAAGGAGCAACGATGAGCAAGCCGTACACCCTGCACTTCGACCTGACTGTCGAGGTGCACGAGGATGGGTCGGCGACTGCGACCCTGAATGACCCGGGCTCGTTCGACATCCCGCTTGCCGAGCGTGGCGGGAGCACCCCTGAACTGGCCGTCGAGGCCCTGTTCGCCAGCGTGTCGTTCGCCCGGCCCGCCCACCGGATCATCTTCTCGGTGGCCAACGACGACAGCGGGCAGGTGCACACGATGGACCTGAACCCGGGCGTCCTGTCCGGGTGCTCGTCGCCGAACGGGCACTACGTCGCCAAGCACCTCGTCGCCGAGGCCCTGTCCATGGGCATGTTCGACACGATGGCGTCGGCTGCCGTGGAGACGTATGACGACCACTACGCCGACCCGGACTGGCCGCACGCCGACCACTGGCAGACGATCGTGGACGACTCGGAGGAGTGGCTGAACAGCCACACCGTCGGCGGCATGTGGTGGTGGCACGACGGGGAGTTCCGTCTGGACCGGACCGAGGCGTGCCACCGCTGCGGGGAGCAGCGCTGGTCCGACCCGGACTGGGAGGACACCGACTGCCGGGAGCACATGTCCCGGTACTGAAAGGTTGCACCACCTATGTGATAGGATAGGTGGCAACACCTGCACGACCCCGTTTCCCACGGTGGGAATCGGACTGACGCTCTGGAAGGAGCACGCATGGACGACTACATCTTCACCTTCGGGACCGATCATCACCCGGTCCCCAACTCCTACGTCCGGGTGATGGGCGCCACCGAGGCCGAGGCGAGGGCCGTCATGGTCGCCCTCTACGACCGGCAGTGGGCATTCCAGTACCCGTGGAACGACCGGTACACGCAGGACATGGTGGTCAAGTACGACATGACCTGCGTCCGCACCGTGACCGTGAGCACGGAGGTGCGGTGATGACCGAGCGCAGGACTCGACTGGTCCGGGCCATCGACACCGAGGCAGCCCTGCCTCTGGTGGCTGCCGTGTACTCCGCGATCTACGGCGAGGCGCTGGGCCCTGCCTTCAAGGTGGAGGAGCAGGTGCTCGTCGTCGGCTGGAACGCGAAGGAGAAGATGGTGGACGCGGCCACCGTGTGCACCGAGGGGGTGGGGTTGTGGCTGACCGACGAGAACTGCATCGAGGTGTGGGTGGTCGGTGGGTTCTCCCGGTTCAACATCCCGCTGGGGCTGAACCGGGTTCCCCTGCGGGAGGAGCCCGTTGATCTGGGCACCCATGTCCGCTCGTTCGGTGCCCGGCTGGAGTCCAACTGGTACCTGTGGGAGTCCGCCGCCCAGCAGGCAATCGCCAAGGGCATCCCCGCCCACCTCGCCCCGTTCGCGGTGACCCCATGAGCGGGATCATCCGGCGCGGTCACCTGATCCTCGTCGCCGCGTTCGGCAAGCGGGTTGCCAACCCGCCGATGACTGCCGAGGAGCGCCGCAAGGCAGAGGTCGTGGCCCGTGCGCGGGCTGCGGTGGAGGCCCGCAAGCAGGGCAGGTAGGACAGCCCATCGTCCACAGGGGGACAACCTGTGGGCGGTGGCGGTCACACCTGACTGGCGTTTCCCACCGTGGGATTCGCAGCAACGCTCTGGAAGGAGCAACCATGGCAACCGCCATCAACATCCAGCACGCCGACATCGTTCGGCACCGGAACGGCCACATCTACCGGGTCAGCGAGGTTCGGCGCGGCGACATCGGCGACGGCAAGGACCGCATCCTCATCGCCAAGGAGGGCGAGGGCGTGGTGTTCTCCGGCACCGCCGATCAGGCACGGGAGCAGGGGTTCGCGTTCGGCGACGAGCCGTTCTACTCCAACGCCCGCCCGATCAGCCACTTCGACATCTCCAAGATCGTGTCGAACGCCGAGCGCCAGTTCATCGGCGACCTCGTGAGTGACGAGGCGCTGCTCTCGATCGTGCAGTTCGCCATCTCGGCGGGGCCTGAGATCGTCCGGCTCCAGACCGAGGTGCGCGAGGCCAACCGGCTGCGGGTCGCGGCCCGTGAGGAGTTCGACCGGTTCAAGTTGCAGGTCCGTGAGCAGGTCGAGGCTGCACGCAAGGAGCACGACCTGTGCATCGACGGGTGCAACGCGTTCCTTGAGGAGTTGGGCCTGCCCCTGCTCAAGAAGAAGTGGACCGGCATCGTCACGCGTGACAGCGACGGCGAGGTGATCCTCACCGTCACCGGGATCGAGGCTGACGACGAGGACTCGGCGAAGGAGGAGTTGCAGGAGAACTTCTCGGTCACCGCCACGGTCAAGTCGGTGCACTTCGACTACGAGTACGAGGGCGAGGGCGAAGCCGACTGGGAAACCTCGGACTACGACGACGACGACTGGGACGAGACGGACTCCGACATCGCCGACAACCACGAGGACAACCTGTCCTTCTCCGTCGAGGAGGAGTGACCGTGGGGCGCATCAGCCTGACAGGCGTCAAGCCTGCCGAGTTGCGTGCGCTCTACCGGGGACTCCAGAAGCAGGGCGTGGGCCTGTCCATGACGGGCAGGACCCACGTCCGGCTGGAGTTCCCCAACGGGCGCACCATCACCGGTCCCCTGACATCGGGGAACCGACACGCGGCCAAGCAACTCGCTGGCCGCATCCGCAAGCACGCTGACTGGGAGGTCGGGAGATGAGGACTGTGACGATCGAGCGCACCTACTACACGGTGGCCGAGTTGCAGAAGCACAACGGCGGCGGGTTCACCCGTGCGCTGGACGAGTACGCGCAGCAGGAGTGCGCGTGGCAGGACTGGTCCGACGAGCGGGCCAGCCTCAAGGCACTGGACGAGCACGTCGGCTACCGCCGGGATGCCCGCTGGTACCACGACGACGGGCTGGGTGACTGCTCCGGGTTGGAGGGGCGCCGGGCGTGGGCGTGGCTGGAGAACGTGGTGCTCGGCCCGCTGCGCAAGCCGTGGATTCCCACGGTGGGAAAGCGCCGCGACCGGTACACGAGGCCGGGCAAGGTGCCGGACTGCCCGTTCACCGGGCTCTACGTGGACGAGGTGCTGCTCGACAGCCTGCGGGATTCGCTGCGGGCTGGCATGTCAGTGGGCGATGCGATGCTCGCCCTAGAGAGCGTCGTGCAGAAGGTCTGCGACGACGAGATGGACTACCGCACCTCGGAGGAAGCCTTCATCGAGAAGGCCGAGGACAACGGCTGGGAGTTCCTTGTGGATGGGAGGAGGGTCTGATGGCCCGCATGGAGAAGGTGGACATCCCCGAGGGGGTGTCTGGCAACGTCCGGGTGAAGCGGTTTGAGGTCACCGAGGACGCTGCGAAACTGGAGCGGCTGCGCTCCATCATCGGAGGCCGTGGCCGGGGTGTCCCGGCTGGCTGGTACACCGGGCTGTTCCGCAACGGTGGGCTGTGGATGTCGGACACCCCCGACGAGATGATGGATCACTGGGAGGTGTGCCGACGGCTGGAGTCGCACGGTGGCCGGGTGCTCATCATGGGCATGGGCATCGGGATGCTGGTCAGGTACGCCCTGTCGCTGCCGAACGTGGAGCACGTCGATGTGGTCGAGATCGACCCGGACGTGGTGCATCTGGTCGGCCCGTCCTACGAGGGCGAGCGCTGCACGGTGCACCTCGCCGACGCCTACGAGATCAGGTGGCCGGTCGGCACCCGCTGGGATGTGGTCTGGCACGACGTGTGGCAGAACATCAGCGGCGACAAC